TAAGGACTATCAATAGCAATAAAAATTCTGCCAACAATACCAGCAGCAGGGCGGTTTGCAGTCAGATCAGAATTGAACATTGGAGTTCCCTTCTGATTTAAGATGGAAAGATCCAATACTATCATTATATGTAAAGTTTACGGATTACTATAAGTTGATTTCCTGTGTTGATAGGAGTAGCAAAAGCAAGTTGATATTGTGTAGTATCAATTTCACCCCTATTGCCTGAAATTCTCAAAGATTGATTAGGCTGCAATGGAACATCAGCTATCACCAGTGCAGTTGTGCCATTGTTAATAAATGTAATCTCGTTACATTCAGAACCGATATTTGCAGTAGTGTAATAAACCTTCGTTTCTACATAATATTTTTGGAAAGCCTGTCCAGTAGATTTAGAAACACTATTTTCCTGTTCATACCTTGCCCTGTCAGATCTTTGTTTATTATATGCCAATTTCAACTTGTCAGCTGAAATTTCATCCTGAATATTTATTTTTAAATGTTGTGGTTGCATAATAAAATTATTTTAGCACATATCAGGAAATTGACCAATTTTCATTGATCGTTTTTGTTTAGCCTTTGCAACAGCTTTTTTTACTACTGGTGCAACCTTTTGAACTGCCTTACTTACTTTTTGAAGCAAAGATGGTTGTCTAAATTGTTCAGCAGTAATTTTTTCAGGTGCTGGTACCTCAATTCTATATGATGGCTTTTTTTTCATTGATAGCAACAAAATTGCACCACCAGCCAACAGGATAAACATTAATCCTTTATTTTTCATTTTCTACTTTTTATATAAGTTGCTATCAAATAGGCACCTACGCCATATAACAAAATTACTTTACCATATTTTTCAATATAAAAAGCAACTGATCCTTTTTCTTGTTTTTCTACCTTTTCAAGTTCCTTTTTTTCCTGCTCAACTGCCTGTTTAACATCCCCTGAAAATTTAAAACTATCAGCAGTATGCAAAATATAATATGGTTTGTTTCCAAAATCGTAAAACATCCAATATAATTTTCCACCTTTTTGAATATAGGAATAAACTTGCCCAACAGGAGATCCTTTTACAATGGTTCCAATATTAACCATAGCAGAATTTAACCTGGTCAGATCTTTTTTTGCAAATAGTGTTTTTCCTATAATCTTATCAGCAGTAATTTCAGGCATATCTATTTTCTTAACATTTTCAAAAGAAAGTTGAACTGGAATTTGTCAGTTTCTGCCATTTCGCAAAGCAATTCAAGATCACTTGCTAATTGATCATCAACCAATTTTAGCCTTTCAACGGCATTATAAATGCGATCTTCGTTGTCTATTTCATTTGTCATTGTTTCAGGTTTTTCTATTCCAGCAACGTGGGTAACCTTTTGTCCTGGTGCAAATAAGTTGCCAAGTTGTGAAAATATTATTGTCTTAAATTCTGGCGATTTCATAAGACCAGCAAGGAAATTTTCTTCTTCAGGTTCTTCATCTTCTTCTACCTCATCCAATTCTTGTTGCATTTTTAGTGCAGCAATTTCAGAACGCAAAGCATTAATTTCATTCATCAAATTAGGTTGATATGCACCTATTTGATTAAATGACTGCATTGATTGCCTTTTATTTAATTGAAATGATATACTATTTATATCTTCAATTTTTTTACCTTTTTGCCCTAACATAGCAATACAATAAGTATTTATATTATCAGGATTTTGAAGAATTGCATTAAGTGCATTAGTTAATTGCTCCCTTCCTTCATTTTTATCGTTTCCTGTATAGGTATATCTACCCATTTTAGGATCAATTTTATGACCAGCAAAAACACTATATCCAGCAATATCAAAACTATCGTAATAATCTAATACACCCTGTGCATTATGTATTTCAGGTTGAAAAGTAGCCATATACAATCAATTTAAAGGTGAAGGAAAAGTGAATTGATTAGGCATAATAAACACCAAAACATACACTGAAATTAGATGCACTAATTGAAGAATATGCAACAGGAGTTTGAATATATGACTTTGCCCAAATAATTTGTTGACCAGCAAAAGGAGTAATATCAAAGCTAAATGCAGCAGTAGCTGAATTTGATACAACCCTGTTAAGTTCCAGTACAGGAATCCTGTTTACTGATTCTTTATCATTGTAATAAAGTACTAAATAAGATTGTTTCAAATTTGCCAATGATAACAAAGCGTTTCCACTTAAAACACTATTTGTAATAGTATCAGTAGTGTAACAAACCAAATTAAGCAAAGATACAAAGCGAAGTTGCGGCTGATCAGGAAAATAGAAACGAGTTCCAGTAGAAGATTGTGGAACTACCACTTCAATAAATTCGTAATTCTGAACTTTGTTCATTTTTGTTTTATTTTAGAACTAAAAAATAGGGGTTCTATGTTTAATGTGGCATCCCCCTTTCCAATTCAGAAGTTAATTCCAGTTATTATCTAACAGGAGTAACGTTTTGTGCCAAGATACCACGCATAATAACAACAATTCTTGGAGCAGTTGATGCCTGAAGTGTTGAAATTGCACCTGGCAATTCAAGACTGATCACGTTGTTTTTAGATCCTACCAAAACTATATTTGGTTCACAAGGATAGTAACCAAATTCAGTTGCATCATTTTCATCAATAGTTGTTGCAGTTGCAGCAGCACCTTGCTGTGTTTGTGGAACGTACAGATGCCTATACAAATCCCAAGACGGCAGTATCTGCCTATTATTGACTACAACTGACATTTTTCCATTATACAAATTATACAAAGCAGTAGCAGCACCTGAAGTAGTGAAAGCTGAAGCATTTGGATATGTGTAAAGTGGGAAAGCAGTAGTTGTAGAAGCAGCAGGTATAGAAACAAAAACACCAATAGAACTAACTACAAAAGCATCCTGAAGATTTAAAAGGTTGTTTGTAGCAAAATTGCTTCCTGAACCTACACTATTTACAAGAATAGGAATTTGATAAGAGGTAGTTGAAGTTGACATTGCTACTTCACTACGAATATAAGACTGGGAAAGAACTGCCTGACCAGCAGAAAAACCAGCATTGTTAACGAGATTTTTGGCATTGTCAAAAACAAGCCTTGCACCATGTTGTGTTGCCATTTTATTTAATTTTTACTTTGTTTAGATTAATAAGAATATTCTTCATCCATTCCAGCAATTACTGAAAGGTTATCTTCAGAATATCCAGCAATTACTGAAAGATCATCACCAGCCATTACGGAAACAGGAATTTCCATTGCATTGTCAATGGCACCAAGTACACCAGTTGACTGAAGCAGTCCAAGACCACCAGCAGCAACCATACCACTACCAATAGACTGACCAAGAGATCCTTTCAAAAGTTTGGGGAAATATGCTCCAATAGCAATTACACCAGCACTTTTAATTTTAGAATCAATGTTTGGAAGGATCTTCCCTGAACTTGTCAAAACCCTTGCAGCAGCTGCACCAGCAACAAGACCAAGTGCATCCATCAAGAAAGATTTTCTGATTGCTCCCATTTTGCGAGATTTTCTCCTAGGGCTGGGTGCAGACCTTTTTTTTCTACGTGCCATTTTTTTTGTTTTTTTTTGTTTATGTGGGAAGCAATCCCAAGATTTTTATAACATTCCATTTTCAGCAAAGCTGTAATGGGAATCTTTTGTAATTATAATATGATCTAAAATATTAATGTTGTGCGTACTGGCAGCTTTCATTAATTGTTTAGTCATTTTTTCATCTGCTTCAGAAGGTCTTAAATTTCCTGAAGGATGATTATGGCACAAAATTAAACTAACTGCACCCATTTGTAAGGCACCAGCTAAAACTAACCTAACATCCACACTAACTGAACTAATTGATCCAATACTATGCACATAAACACCCAAAACTTTATTAGCTTGATTCAAATAAGCAACTGCAAAAAGTTCCTGTGTTTCAATTTTGTTTTTTCCGATAAATCTTTTGAATATTTCGGTTCCATCAGAAGAACTTTTAATTGTATCACTAATTGCCTTTTTACCTCTTGTTACTCTTAATTTAACTTCAGGTACCAAATTTTTTAAAGTGCTTAATTTTCCAATACCAGCAACAATAATTTCTTTTCCGAATTTATATCCCGATAAACTTACAAATTCAGAAGGAATTTTTGCACCAATTTTGCTAAAATTAGCAAATGTTCCATCTTTAGATCTTGTTACACGATAATCATTTTTTCCAAATTTTCTGTAACCTTTTTCATCTTTGTAACGTGCATCCCTATTTAAATAATCACCAACTTTTTTAGGTGCAGCTTTCTTTTTTGGTGCAGCTTTCTTTTTAGGTGCAGCTTTCTTTTTAATGGCACCTACTTTTTTTCCGTAAATATGAGCAAATGCTTCTTTTAAACTTACACCAGTTTTTTTTCTGTATTCAATAGCTTTTTTAAACTTGTCCTTTGCTATTTTTTGTGCTTGTGTCATAATTTATAATTTAAAGGTGAAAGGAAAGTGAATTATTTTTTGCGACTAATCAAATAAATAATTACTGCCCCACCAATTACGATCGGTAAATAATTCATTTTTTTTGATCCATCAGCATTGAAATTATCAGTTTGGTTTACAATACGATCAATTTCATCCTGACTTGCCTGTTCAATTTTTGCATCAGTTTCTAATTTCTTTTCCACAACATTTTTAACCTGTTTTGCCAATACCCTTTTACCCACTTCAGAAACTTCCTTAACATCAATTCCCAATTTTGACAAAAATTCAGCCAATTTTATCAAAATAGGTGCAGCAGTGGCAGCAGCAGCAGCAGTACCAGCAGCAACAACACCAATTTGACCTTCAGAATTAAATTCAACATCAGCACCAGCAATCCTTTTCTTTTTTGCCCCCTGTTCGGTTTTTCTTAAAAGTTCATTAGGATTACCCCCCAAATTTTTCCACCAGTTCTGCGTTTCATCTGCCCTATTATTAAAAGCAGATTTTAACTTTGTGGCTAATCCCATAAAGTTTAGACCTACCAGCAGAAGAAAAGATCCCCTTGCTGGTGCCAGTGCAATTTTAAGTACAATTTTCTTTTTTTCTTTTGGTGCAGCTTGTGTAACTGCCTTTGATGCAGTTTTCTTTTTTGCTTGACCAATACCTGAAACGGAATATAGTGGCATAGAAGGTTGTTTATCTATTTTGTGATAATATGTTTTTCTTTCATTAAATTTTGATAGTACAGGATCAATAAAATATTCGTTTCCTTCTTCATCCTGAATAACTGCAAAAACGTGGTGCGGAATTTCATCCAGCAGTTTATAACTGGCAAAACGATAATAAATTTTATTATTTATTAATCTTTTGCGTTTTAAACTATCCAATACACCCATAATAAAAAGTGCATAGTTTTTGCAGTCATTTTTTCCCAAAGATAAAATCGCACTTGGCGACATTATCCTTTGCGATTTGTCAGATTCAATTTTATACTGGACATTCTTTTTGAGAAATTCAAAAAGTTTCTTTGCAGTTTGAATACCATCACCTGAATAAAAATCTTGGCTAATTTTATCATATTCACTTGCATAAAGTTTGTGTGCAGAAAGCATTGCAGAAATTATATCAGGAACTTGTTGATCCCTGACCAGCATTTTGGAGTTTCCACCAAAACTTTTTAATCTACCCAAAAGTATATTTTTCTGCATTAAATTAAACTTGCTTTATAATCAAATGGCACTACAATTCCATCAAAATTGCCAGTTCCTTTTATTGTGTATTGCAGACCTTTTTTTAACCATCCTTTTGTAGTGATCAGCTGGAGTATTCCTATTGTTGGGGATGCCTGTATTTTCAATTCAGATTCAGAACGAGCAGCAATTTTTTGTTCACCAAAGCTGGAAAAATCAGCTATTAATTTATCCCCCAAATATACCTCCCCAGTTATAGCTGAAACTTTTGCAGTTTGTCCAGTAGGATTCTGAACCCCAAAAACTAATTGAAATTTTTTATTGGCAAACCCAAGTTTTTTGAAGATCAATTTTGTTTTATTGGCTAACTGCCTTTTTCCCAGCAGATACCATCCAGTCAAACCAGCCAAACCAATTAATATCCAATTTTTCATTTTCAAAATTTTCAAATAATTACCCAAAGTTATTAAAATTTATTCAAAAAATCAAATTTAGGTCAATCAAGGTCAGAAACAAGGTCAGTTTATAGGTACACATTTACCCCCCTTTAGGGGGGGAAATGTGTCCTACCCATGTTTCCTGAACCATTTTGACCAACACAAAAACTGACCTAAACTGACCAAGATCCATCTAATTCACTTTTCCTTCACCTTTAGCAACTAAAAAAGGGGCAATTTGCCCCTTTTATGTTTGTTTGCAGTGTTGATCTTTGTCAGGATGCCCCTGTAAGGTATTTTCGTGCCTCAAATTCCTTACTTCTCTTGCAATATAGGTTCACATACCAACCACCACTTTTAAGGGCAAATTTGAGCAGATTATCAATGTTGTTAATGTTGCGATATTTTCTTGGCTGGATGCCAGTGTCAGGTTTAAAAAAAATAATGGCAGTGTAAAGTTTCATTTTGTTAGAAATTTTCTATTTTTGTTGTGAAGGGAAAGTGGTTTTTCGTTTGGAAGATCATTTGTCAAGGTAGGATCAGGAAACTGATCCTATTTTTGTTTATACATATCCCCTGACTTAATGATTGATCCATCCAGTAACCAATCTTTTAAAAGTTTTTTGCAAGTTGTAGATCCCTTGCCTGTAAATTCTTCCAAATCAGAAAGCATTTCCGAATATTTCCTGGGTTGAAATAAGATCCTGTTAATTAGACTTGTTTTTTCCATCCCAAAAATATAGGTTCCTGTTTTATCCTGTGTATTGTGTGTCTGTGTCCAACAGGATCCTGAATAGTAAATTGATATTGGGTTAAATTCATCACTGGATCTTAAAAAAGTGGCTGAAAGATCAATAGTTTTATTTTCTTTATTCTTTTCAATTTTCAAAACACTTTGTGCCTTTCTATCAAGATAGGATCCTATATGACCAATAGAATTTTGATCTTTTTTACCCAAGTGCAGAACGCAAAGAATAAGCAAATTGTGAATTTTGGTTATTTTCTTTAACCATTGAATCAGGTAAAAACTTTGTTCTACTGAATTAAAATCAGAAATAAGATCCAATATCCCATCCAGTACCAAAATTGAGCAGTCAGGGTTTTCCTGCAAATAAATTTCAATCATTTGCTGGATCTCATTGGGTGAATCTTCCCGAAATAAAAAACTATCAAAATTATGGGGTAAATGATCAGTTATTATTTGTGTCCTGATCCTATCCAGCACCCTGTAATAATCAAAATCACTTGATTCAGTGTCAATATAGCAGATCCGCTTCCTGTTTGGGGGAAAGTTCAATTTCATTCCAAAAATATCCCAAGTTGTAAATGCTGAAGCAATAGCACTGGTAATAAATGTACTTTTCCCAGCTTTAGGCAACCCCTGAAAACAAACAAAAGACTGCAAACAACCTATATTTTTACCATCAATAGTAAAAATTATATTTTCATCAGGTGGCTGGTAATTTTGCTTAAATTTTCGGGATAACAATTTTTCGTGTAGATCATTTGTCATTGGTTTACACTTTTTAAATTATTATACTACTTTCCTTTTCTCCTTCAGTTTCAAGATAAGAACAAAATTGTTCAGCTATTTGGTAAGATTCAAAAATCAGATATTTTATATCTTCAGGGGAAAGATCTTCAATATTGTTTTTTCTTAATTGTGCAGATAGAATGTTAAGTGCAGTTGTTTCCAGTTTTGACATTCCAGCCATCAGGATTACCTGACCAAACTTGTCTTGCATTGGATGAACTGGCATAGCTGGTAGATCTTTGTTTCTTTGCGACATTTTTATTAAAATTTAAGGTTAAACAATAGGGGCAAAGTGCTTTACCAACCTTGCCCCTGTGGATTGTAATTGTGAAAAATTTTGAGCAATTAACGCACTTCATTATTTCTTTGTGTGTTGCGTTCTTTTATATTGGCTTCGTACTTCACAAAATCTTCCATTGCAAATTTCATAGAAAATTTGCGTAAAAAATAAATTTTTGCCAATCCTTCGCTGGGATATTCATTTGTAGATAACAAAATAAATGGTTCATTGGCAGAAATAAATACTTCAAAATAGTATTTATTGCTATTCATTGTGTACGGCTTCATTTTATTTGTTTTAAAAATGTTTTAAAATCTGTTATATCTTTATGATTACAAGACCATTCAACAATTTTTTCTAAATTTTTTATTCCATACTTTTTTATATGTTTTTTAATCCTTATAAATTCACCAATTTTATTTCTACATTTTATAGAACAATATATTTTATAAATATCTTTTTTAATTACTCCTTTTCCATTTTGTCTTAATGGTATTTTTTTATTACAAAGTTTGCATTTATTCATTTTAAAAATTTAATTTAAGTTCCTGAATTTGATCTTCATAAAGTTCAATAGATGCCTGAAGCAGCAATTTTATTTCATTTACCAGTGATATGTCAGTATCAATTTGCATAATTATTCTGCGACTTGATCCAGTATCAAAGCTGATAATAATATTTGAAATTTCGCCTGAAGTTTGGCATACTTTTAAACGATCAATTTTTTGCTGGATATATTCAATTTCCAGCAAAGTTTCTCGTAGGTTGTTAAATAGTTCCATAATTTAATTGTGTTGCATTTCGGCATATCTACCAAAATGATAGCCAATGTGAAATAATGTTAATTCTGAAGGATAAAAAATCTCAATTCTTCCACCATCAAGTTCAGTGAAAGGAATGTTCCGATTGCTCAAAAAGGTCATCAGACCATAAAGATAATTGTGAACGATTATGCTTTTTTCTTTTTGTTCTAACATTGCTAAAAAATTTAATAATTGATAAAATTTGTAAAATAATAAGCAAACCAATGGCAATAGGTATTCCTATTAATATCAGATAAATAACTGATATTACCCAAGCAAGTAACCTAATCATAAATTATCAGCAAAACATAAAAGAATAGCACCAAGAACGATCAAAATGATCTGAATAGCAGTTTTTTTCATTGTTTTTCGTTTAAAATGTTAATAAAAATCTTTTGTCTATGCGAACTTAAATAACTTTTATTGAATATTCCAAATTTTTAGGCACAAAAAAAGGGGAAAATGGAAATTTCCCCCTTAAAACACCTCATTTTTGAACCTACTAACTATTTTAAAAACAATTCTCTTTCTAATTTTCGCCTGTTTGTTAATCCCTTAACCTCTTTTCCTTGAACTTTATTCCATTTTAAAAACTGATCAGCTACCAGCTTTTTATCTGATCCTGAATTAAGTAACCTTAACAAGGTGCTGGAACTAAATGCACCAGTGCCAATATTGTATGCTAAACTTGTCATTGCTGCCATCATATTTTCAGTAACAGGAACTTTAATAAGTGCTTTAATTTTTTTCTGCCTTTCAGTAACATCCATTTTTAACCACCTTTCAGCAGTTGCAAGATCAATTTTATCACCTTGCTTTATTGCCTGTCCAGTATCTTTATTTATTGTGTTGCCATATCCAATAGTCCAAACGCCTCCTGTATCAGGATAACTGGTCAGTTCAAGACCTTCAAACTTTTTTATGATATTTAATGCACTCACTTTTTTTCCGATTAATAAGATCAGTAAAACGGCTATTCCAATATATATTTTTTTCTTATTGGACATCAGAATCTTTTGCCAATAGTCCAGTTATTGCAGTTGCAATACCAGCAATAATGCTTATCCAATTATTATGTTGGATGCCATCAAGAATTAATGATCCACCAGCAATAGATCCGAAAAATGATGTTTTGATATTTTTAAGTATTCTTTTCATTATTTCTTTTTTAATTGTTTTAAACCTACCAAAATTGAAATAGTACAGGATATAGTACTGGCACCAAGAAAAACAATATTAGCCAATTCAGATATGTTTTGTATTCCAAGTAAGGAAAACAAAATTGTGCTAAATGTAGCAATATGTGTCGGATCAGTTTGAGTCTGCATTATCCTGTTCATCTTTAAATTTTTCCGCAATTATATTAAATGCCTGAATTGCAGTAAAAGATTCATCTATTTTAGTAAATACACCTTTACTTGTTGCCAGATCTAAAATTGCTTTAATTACTTCCAATGCTTGTTTCTGGTTCATTTGTTATTGTTTCAGGTATTAAAATTAAGTTAAGTTGATCAGCTGCCCATTGATATATCCAAGCATTTGCATCAATTTCAGCATCCCACTGGGAATAATCTGCACCATTAATAGCAAGTTGTCCTGTAATTAATGTTTGTGATGTTTGTTCTTCAGGGGAAATTATTATTTCCTCAATTAGTTGATATTGAAAAGTTGCTGCATTAATTAGATTATCCCCTGTTGAATAAAGACTGAATACATTTGCTTGATGTTCTGATCCCTGAAACCAAGTTGTAATTGGTTGAATATTTGCCATAATTAATAAATTGTATAGTATGAATTAATGTTATTTTGTATTCCTGTATTATTTGCAGTTTGATTAGAAAAGTAAAAAACAAATTCTTGATATTTACCCAGCATTGTTGGATCAGTTACTTCTGGAGTATTTGTATTTTGATAATTTCTACCACCTAAAATTATATTATGATTTCCGCTGCCAGTGCTTAACCAATCAGCAATAGCCATTGTACCATAAGAATTAGGTATTAACGTTTGATTTAATCCATTTTTATATACTGCTAAAAATGAAGTTGAAAAATATGCACTACTTAATTGATAAGTTGTTGGATTAAAAGTAAAATCTTGATTTTGTGTATCTGACAAGGCTGCACCTCCCGACCCTTTACCAATACCAATACCATTTAAACTTGCTCCACTTGATGCAATTAATTGCAATCCGCTTGTATAATCAGCTAAACCTGATCTTCTCATTGAATAATATATTCCTGTGTCTACACCTGTTGCTTTAGTAACACTAAAAATAGATGCTAATTTATTTGCAGCTAAATTGAAGCTATATCCAGTTACTAAAAATTGTAATCCTATTGAAAAAGATTGATTTTGTAAAATTGCTGGAAATGAATTTATTGTTTGCAAAACACCACTAATTACAATTAGTGGTTTTTGTGCATTATTTGAAGCCGTAGCATCAATTCCGTTACCACTTTGATCATACCATACCGCAATTCTTCCATCACCACCACCACAAAAATTTAAAATTGCAGTAGTATCTAAATTGCCATTAATAAATCCAAAATCTTGTTCTTCTTGTCCAGCTACAAACCTTTTTACCCTTATTGCAGGTCCAGTATAAGCAGATCTTAATTTTCGTAATGAATAAGCAGCAGCTGCACCTGGAAAAGCATCCAGCAGAAGTGGTGCAGCCTGTTGCTGGGAAGATGCAAGTAAACCTAATTTTAAACTCATTTTAAGTTGTTATATCTCCGAATAATAACCAAACATTTGTAGCAGTTTGAACCATAGTTGCACCACTATACTGCAACCTCAATTTTAATGCACCACCAGCACTATTAATTGTAACACCACCAGCAGCAACAATAGTTGTTTGCCCAGCACCTACTGAAGAAACATCAATTTTTGTTCCGACTGGAAAATTAACGGATGAATTTAATGGAATTGTTAAATTATTTGCAGTTGCAACATTCATTAATATCAATTTACCATTATCATTTAAAGCAAGTGAATAAGATGCAGTTTGAGTATTAGTTGTAATTGTTTCCCTAAATACCCCAGTAAAATAGGCATCACCAGTTAATTGCAGTTTTGAAGCATAAGCAAGTGCAGCAGCAGATCCAATTTGTAAATTATTGGCAGTAGTAATTCTCATTACCTCTGTTGCATCAATACTTTGCCACATACCAAACAACAAAGGACCAGCAGAAGCAGTTGTGATACAAAAATCACCAGCAGCAGAACCTTGAATAAAATTATTTGTTGCGGTTGCGTTACCTATTGCAAACCTTTGCGTTCCACCTGATCCAGCATTATCTATTCTGATTGATGGACTATTAGCACCAACAATTTGCAAATGTGCATCAGCAGTAGCACTATTTATTACAAATCTACCACTTGCAGTTATTTTAGCACCTACAAAAGTTTGCCCTGTTGTATTAACAATGGTAAATTGTTGCAATGCACCAACAACATCAAAAACCCCAAAATCATCAGCACCAGCAGTATAAAAATTACCAATTCTCCACCTACCAGCACCAGTTGTTTGGAAATTTATTGTGTTATTATTAGTTGCAGTAGTTTGGTTAAATATTGCACCTGAATTTGTAGAATGGTGTACATCCAGTGCAGTTGTGGGTACATTTGTGTTTATACCCAAATAATTATTAATAGAATCCCAAAAAAGATTGTTAGAACCAGTAATTGAACTGGTACCATTCCAAAAAGCTACTTGTGTAGCTGCCCCTGAACCACTTATTCCACCACCACCACCAGCAGAAATTTGATCCCAAGCTGATCCAGTATCTCTAAAAATTCCATAAGGACTATCAATAGCAATAAAAATTCTGCCAACAATACCAGCAGCAGGGCGGTTTGCAGTCAGATCAGAATTGAACATTGGAGTTCCCTTCTGATTTAAGATGGAAAGATCCAATACTATCATTA